GGGTTTCCGATAAGAATGTTGGAACAGTTTCTGTTAAAAAGGGAACAAGAATGTTGTCAAAGAATTTTCCAATCTTCTCGGGAATGGTTGTAAAAACTTCGTGAATAAGACCTATCATCATTCCTATGATTCCGCCTTCTCCATCCTCACCAACTATCATCGTTTTTATTGATCCTAAAATACCAGAAAGAGCTTCTTTGAATGCTTCAGTATCTCCACCAAAAAGGGCCTTTATACTATCAAATATTCCAGTGATAACACCCTTGACACCACTGATAATGTTTCCAAGGGCCTCATTGAATTTTTCTCCAAATAGGTCAAAACCCAATAAACTAAAGATCTTTTCACCAATATTTCCTATCAACTTTGCTAATTCTCCAAAAACAGAATCGAACGCACCGATAAAAAAACCTTCGATGGCACCCATTATACCATCTTCTTTAAATCCCTTTATTCCTTCGACAATCCCCTTGAATACACCAAATGCTATCGTAAGAGGAAGTGCAACTTTAGCAAACACTCTTCCCAAAGCAGGTAAGAACTTACCTAAAGATCCACCCTTTCCAAAAATTTTAAATAGCGGCCCGGATTTTGAAAACAGACTTCCGACTTTAGTAAAGATTGGTGAAATTTTTCCCAAGGTCGCACCAATTGGAGCAAAAAGTATCGCGAGATCTGCAAAGAACCTGCCACTTTTTTTCTCTTCACTCTTCTCCATTTCTTTGCTGGGTTTGTTAGTACCAGCAGCGATGGATTTAAGGAGATCTGTTTGTTCTCTATCTTTTTCTTCTTTTGCGAGGTCGTTACCGAGTATAGAATCCTTCAAAGATTTGAAAGAATTTGCCCCCGTATTTCGAGTGAGTTGACCCTCTCTTGTAAGTTCTTTTTTGAATGTTTCCTTCACAGACTTGATAGAATTAGATCCAGTATTCCGATCTAATTGTCCTTCTGCTCTGATTCTTTCAATAACTCCTAAAAATGATGATTCTTCAGCCATTGTTTTTCTTTATCCTTTCATTTTCTTCTTTCACCCAATCCAATAACATAGAAGTATAAATTTGCCTTTCCCACGGAATCATATTGTCAAGTTCTGATAAACTATAATTATGATGATGCATCATGGAAAAATTAGTTTGATAGT